ATTTATTGCGTGTGCTTTATGAGGGCGGATCAGGCCACACGACATCAAACGGGAACCCGTCCTGATCCGGCACGGCACGCAATGCTTTGCGGTAGGCTGTCATTGCCTCGCTCATGGTGTTGTCACTTAATGCCTGCCAGTCTGTTGATTGCAGGAGTCCGTCTCGGTGGTTGCGGATTTCTTTTGAAGCCTTTTCACCTTTTCCAGCATCGTAGATCTCATTTTGTGCATTGAATTGTTCAACTTCTGTAGCCGCAAGCTTTATCAGTTTTCCGTTGACATATTTATTCATCATAACCCCCTTTAATTGGATATTCCGTATAAAGCGAACACGCCGCCAGATATACTTCCAGAAGTTGCCTTGAATCTGACCCCATTTCTAACTGCGCCGTTACCATAGTTAGACCCAGAAGCGATTTGTGGTCCGTATCTACCTGTAGCATTAAGCTGCGAAACCCCAGTGGAATAGACAACAGCCCTGTTGGTCGCGTTCAAACCAGAGATATTTATAGATGCTGACGCCATTAGTTCATCAGAACTCCCCACATCACGAAGCAAGACTATACTTGAGCCGTTCGTGGACTGTACCGATGTCCAAGAACCCTGACTGCCGTAGTAATGTTCCCACCTGTAAGATGTTGTGTCAGGCGTACCGCTATCTAAAATTTGAACCTCAAGATCCCTAGAGCTGTTGCTCATGTAGAGTTTATCAATGACTGCAACGTAGTGGTCGTAATCAGTAAGGCCTGTAAAGTTTACGCTAGAAACATCAGAAGTCACGGTAGTAGTCGAGATAAGGTTCCAAACCCCTCCTCCTCCTCCCACGGCCGCACCATCAATTGTCAAAGAGCCGCCTGTCGCAGAAATGTCGTTTGTCTGGTGATTGATGGTTACTGACATTTATACAGCCTCCGAAACATTCATGTCATCTTGAGCCATGACCCAAGCATAACATTTGTCGAGAAACTGCGTACCATCACACAATTGAACATCAGCCAAATCCGCGTGATAGCGGCGGAAGTCAACTTCCCGGGTGTCGTCGTCAGGCGTGTCAGTCGCATAGCCCGCAACGTCAATCATTACGCTGAACTTTGGCCCGTCACTTGCACGTTGGCGACTGATTGCCGCTGTAGCAATGCGGAAGTATGCACCAGCAAACGGTGTGCCATACTGCGATGTTGTCATATCAATTTTAATGGCCATTAGTACGTTACCTCTGTTGTGTTAATTGTTGCGACCCAACGAATGTTTGTTGCCGCTTCACCTGTGACCTCGATTTTAAGGCCACCGTTTGTTGTGTCTGCTGAAAGTGCCATGCCCCATGCAGGTGTGTTGTCTAAGATTGTTGTGGCGCTGTTTACTAACACTGTGGTCCCTGCGTTGGCTTCTCTGCGGATCAAACCTTCGACTTTCCATGCTGCACAAGCTGTGCCGCCGGATGCCTGCTGACGGGCTACGATTGTGCCGTGGAAAGCAAAGGCTGAGTTATTGGGGAGGATGATTTGGTTGTTATCATCAGCCCCAGAGTTGTCAGTGGTCAGAGCTTCTGGCGTGGCGTCTGTTGTGTCAGAGCGAAGAACAAACTCGCCACTTTGTGCATCACCATCAGATGAAAAACGGCCAGTGGCGTGAGCAACTTTGCCATAAGTACTTGAAACTGCCCTTGTTCCGCAGGCTATAGAGAAACCGCCAGAAGCCGTATTGTGTTCGCCTCCTAAAACAGTTGAAAACTCGCCACTTGCTGTTTGTCTGCCTCCGCCAAGGACTGAACTTGTGTCGCCCGAAGCCAGAGAGTTAAACCCTGAAATACAGACTGCCGAAGTATTAGTAGCTTTTGCTGCAATGCCTAAAGCCACTGCATAGATCGATGTAGCTTGGCTGTTATGACCTATACTTATTGAGTTATTAGATGACGACTTAGCAGTTTTACCCATCGCAATTGAGTTAGCACCAGTAGCCCCGTAGCTTCCCGAATTACTTGCAATAGCTGCTGCAAATGAGTCTGTGCCAGAGGCGTAAGAGCCACCAAGAGCCATAGCGCCTGAGCCTGTTGCCGTTGTGGCTTTTCCTGTGCCAGAGTTATGACCAATGGCCGAACTACTCGTGCTTCCTGCTGACCCATTAAAAGCTAACGAGTACCCGCCCCCAGCACTGCTATTAACGCCCACAGCAGTTGCGCCCGTGGCAGATGCGGCATTGTTGTACCCCACCGCTGTTGAAAACAGTGCGCTAGCATTACTATTAGAACCCAGTGCAATAGACCTGTCGTTTGTTGCAGCAGAGTTGCGGCCAATTGCCACCGCATTTGCACCAGTTGCGACAGGTGCAGTTGGGCTAACTGGGTTTTCTGCGTATAGTTCTAATGCACCGCCACCACCACCACCCGCATCAGCAAACGTCACAGCACCAGAACCATCGGTCGTTAGCACTTGGTTGGCAGTACCATCTGCGGTTGGCAGAGTGTATGTGCCGCTGATCTGAACAGTATCGTCAGTTCCACCAAGAGCGATTAAATTTGCTGTCTCTGATATTGCCGCATCTCCAATTGCAATACTTTGTGTCGCTGTGGCTTTGGCAAATCGACCGAGTGCAAAGCTATAACTACCGGTGGAACCATATGTTGAAGCAGTGCTGTCAATGAGGGCGGAAAGACTTGATATACCCCCCGCACGACTTTTACCTAATGCAACGCTAGTAGAACCCGCCGCCCTAGCCGAAAAACCGAAAGCAGAAGAATAATAACCTGTAGCTTGAGCCGATGGACCTACAGCTATTGCAGTGTCGCCGCTGGCGACTGAGGCAGTCCCAATAGCTACAGCATTATTACCTATTACGGAGGGGTCAGTTGGGCTGTCTGGGTTTTCAGCGTATAGTTCTAATGCAGAACCACCTCCACCAGCATCAGCAAACGTCACAGCACCAGAGCCGTCAGTGGTTAGCACTTGGTTGGCAGTACCGTCTGCGGACGGGAACGTGTAGTTTTCGGATATACCGAACAACGTACGAACGCCCGACCACATGAAGTTCACCGTCTCACCGGTCGGATCACTGACCGTATTAGATACGTCAGTGCCGATAACCATATCATCGAGTGCCGGTGCGGTTACTACATAGTCTGTAGTGTTTCCGATTTTAGACATACGAGCACCTTTAAGTCAGGGAGATATCAATGTCGCCGATCGCGAAGCTGATAGTGTCCCCGTCGCCGACCGTAGCGGACGTGATACCGTCAAACGCGATCATATTGCCGCCAGTGGAGGCATCAAAAATACCAACGGCTACGATCGTCCCGAACGAACCACCAGACGCGGTGAACGTCTCGGCGTCGGTGTTTGCGATAGCGCCTCCCGAGGGTGCCCCGAACGCTGTTTCTTGTCGCGCGTATCCGTTGCCTGACACTTCGGTTCCGCCACCTGCATCTGTAGGAGCGACTGTAAACAAGGCCAAATGCACACCGGCGGACGTGGGCGCGCCTGAATTACGGAAGACGTAGTTTAACACTGCGGCTTCGAGATAGTTTGAGAATGACGACATGGTGATTACCCCGTGGTTTTATTTTGTGCGATCTCTAGCACGATACGTACTCTTAGTCCACATGTCTATACTAGACGGACGATGGCGGTCGTCGCGGTCGCCACAGGGAACGCGACGATGAAGTCTTTGTCGATGACTACCTTATTGACACCGAAGTCCAGCACCGCAACCGCAGGTTTCCCTGCAACAGAATCGTTGTATATTAGCGCCCCGCGCACGGTGAACGCCGCGTCAGACCACGTAGCGTCGCTGAAATTCACATACACCGTGGTGCCGCTGACACTTACAGCCCCGTCGATGACCGTTACCGCGTTGCCAGCCGCCGTATACGCAGTGCCGACAACCTCATTGTCGGTCGTGTACGCCGTCGTATTCGCATTTAGCGACGCCGCGTTTGTGTACAAAGCGATTTTGAATGTGTGCGTTTTGAAGTCGTGGACTGCTTCCAGTACCTCGCGCTTAAACGACGTGCATAGTGCTTGTGTGATTGACATACGTCAGCTCCAGTTATGCGGTGAGTTCACCGTCTTTGTAGTTGTCGCGGCCAGACCGAAGCCCAACAACGCCCAATGCGGCCATGCCCTCGTCGTACCGGAGTTGATATCCCTGCATAACGTCAGCGTCGCCCTTCATGAACGCATACGCTTCGAGGAGCGTGCCGTACAGCAGGGCAATCTCGGCGTTCTCGCCGAACCATGACGTGCCTGTGTCCACAATAGACGGCGGGTCATAGTAATAATGCAGCTCGACCGGGTAATCCTGATCGGGTGTCGGGCCGAGGATGAAGTGACCGTCGCTCGCAGGGCTGACGCGATCTCCGTCAAACTGGGCATAGAATTGGGGCAGGCCGAGTGTGGCGGGGTTCGGGTGCGCTTCCCGAATGAAGTTTACGTCC